TGAGACCAACTGTCTGATAAAAAATACCCGATGTTGTATAATGTAGCCTTTGCATGAGCGGGTTGGGTATGTGATAGAACATATTCTTCAAATGTTTGTGATTTGGGCGAGGATATGAAATACCATCCTATTGAAACTATGGCCGGCATTATATTTTCATGCACCTTTCGTATTCTGAAACGAGGTAAGTTCTTTTCTAATACACCATTTGCCTCAGGAAGCTCAAGATTATCATCAAACTGTACATTAAAGGATCCATCATCGTTTTTTTCAACTACTTTACCACTCAACCAAAAATCTCCGTCTTGATAATTCGCCACCACCTTTTCTTGTATTTCCAGATAATTAATGATATCAATAATTCGTTGTTCGTCCAAAACTTCCGCAGGTACACCAATAGTAGCAGCTTCCTCTTTGGCAATAATACTTTGTTTCACCTCATCATTGAAATTTACGTATCCATCAAAATTATAGATTAATTCAGTTGTGTAAGGTTCTTGAAAACATAAACTCATTTTCCTCATACTGTACTTTTCCCTGAATCCATATTGCATACGTATTGGATATGTCGCAAATTTTTCCAATATAATTTCCCCACTTGAAGTGGATATGTTATCGTCTATATGACACATCTGGCGCCTATTCAGTTGCAGTGTCTTGTTATTATTTACTATAAGCGGGTCATCTAATGGATTGACAGAAGTTTCATTTTTTTTACCTATCCATAAAAGAGAAGACTCATATGAAGATATATGAAATTTATGAGGACCGCTTTTATGAGGTGTGAAATAACCTATCCATTGTGCCGATCTGTTTGGACCTCCGCGAAACATACCATTCGTCAACGTATCAATATTCGTACCATCAGTTGTAAACCCAGTTTGTCTATCTCCACTATTAATAAGTCCAATAATCACAAGTTCTGTATCTTCTCTATCGAAATATTCCACATCATTGTCAAAATATCCGAAATAAACCGAATATTCCAATCCTGGTGTAAGATTATCAGGCATATATTTTTTATAAACATTATTTAAGCTGGTAATTTTTTCACTTGCTCGAGAATTAATCACGAATTATTTGAAAAGACCAATTTATTAAATATAGTATATTTTAATACAATATATTTAAGTTACGCATCAGATCGCATTATACATTTGTATCAATGTACCGCCTTCCCTCCTTTTCTATAATTTTTCCAACAAGCAATATATTGATATTCGGATTTTGTTGCGCTTGTAAAAAACTATCCAAATCATACGCCATATTGGTCTCTTTCCCTTTATTATCTACACGAATTGCATAATCAATTCCATCAATCTTCACCTTTTTGGCTGCCCAATTCTCTTTTACTTCATTCAATTTATCTTGTTTACTGTCTTTGCTTTCATCTTTAATGTTTGGTTTGTACGAAAAGGAGGAGGTATCGATATTATTTCCAAACGAATAACATTCCAACATTTCTCCAGACGATGACGTAGAATGAACTGAACAGTCGATAGATGCCTCTTTAATCGATTTCAAAATTTGAGACGTGATATTTTCTTTTCTTTTTGATGTTTCGTATAGTGTTTCATCACTTGTCATTGGGCGCAAGTTTGTCTTATCTATTTTACTCACATCGTTATTACGTATGTCTACATTCATTTTCTTTTCAATTTGTTCGTCCTTAAAACGCATAAGATAATAGAATACCTTAATGTTTCTCTTCTCTTCTGGTAGATCCACATGACTACAAATACGTCTTGCTCTACCAATTACCTGCTCAGTCCTCACAGGGTGCCAATAAGGTTCCGTTATGTGTATATATTTCGTATTCATTAAACTTATGCCTTCGGCTCCAGATGCTGTAATCATAAAGAGTTTTATAATTTCGCCATTAATATTGTTATCATGGATCTCTTTCAATTGCTCCGTCAATGTAAGTGGTAGATATTCCCAGGCTCCATTGTAGATATTACGAACAATTTCTTTTTCTTCCGCAGTTTCCGTTCCAGTATATAAAACAAAACTTTTCCCCTTCTTTATATTTTCCACAGAGGTATCAAGTACCCACTGTTGAGAATTATTCTTTTTAATACGAAACTGTACGTATCCGTTCGCTTCTAATACCAAAGAAAATACACCGATCCCTTCAATGGTTCTAAATTGGCTATATAATAGATGCAGGCCTTCCAGTGTATCTATATTCTCCAATATACTGGCAAATTTGGGGCTAAAAATACTCAAATTGTCTCCAACTAGATAGGTGCTCTTTTCTTTGTCAAGTCGTTTCATAGCGCTTTTTACTCTCACAGCATAAGATTCAATATCAAAGTTACGATCATCATCATCTGGGATCTGTCCATCAATGTTCTCTTGTTTTTCGGTGTTGGAAACAGCATCAATATTGTCTTCATCTCCGATGGCTTTTACTGAATCTTCAAGTGTCTCAGTCGGCATTGGTCTTCCAGGAGGATCTGGAAAGACAAAATTACAAAACGCACGAGAAAAAATACGATAAGTAGAAACTGTTTCTTCATACATCTCCTGATTTTTTGGACGAGACATTTTCCTTTTTTTATTTTTATTTTCATTTGTACGCTCTAGTAAACGAACTTCTTGATATTTCACGAATTGATAATCACTCATAGGAATGTAGGTAATATGAGTATCTTTCAATACATCGTATTTTGGCATCAAATTTTCTTGTGCACTTTTAAAGTAAGAAGTCAATCCAAGAATTCTTCGCTTGAATAAGTTTTCGTTTTTCATATTGCCTGTATTGGAGTCAAAAAATAATTCTTGAAAATCCTCTAATTTATCTGGAAGAGCTTTTGAATTCACCCACTTGATGCTTTCATTTTTGTACGATATGTTATTTTTCTTCAATATTTCCAATATATTCAATATAAATTGATTATCCGTCGTTTCCTCCTTATCGTCATAGCGAACACCCTTATAAGACAACCCATAAAATTTATTGACAAATCCAAATGGACTTCGAGTAATTTGAAGCGTGCCTGATTTGTACTCCAAATAGTCAACCAATTGATGTTTTGAGAATATTTTCTTGAAAAATTCATCTGTATACTTTCTTTGTCCTGTGCTAATGGGGATATGAATAGTTTTTATATATCCACGTAAAATATTATATAAAATAGCAATCTCGTTTGGATAATTGATAATAGGCGTGCCACTTAATAATACTATTTTTGCATTGCTCGCCTTCATGAGGTTGTGATATAAAGTAGTCGAGGTGAACTGTGTCATATCTTTTACCCGCTCAATCTTGTTTACTACACGACTGATGAAATTATGTGCCTCGTCTATGATGACTACTTTGTTATCAAATGGATTGATCGTATTATTTTTTGTGAGCTGATTGATGTGTTTTTTTTGAATACCATTGTAATTAATAAACTGGTATTTATAGTGTATCATTTCATTTAATTGCTTGTCTAATTCTTGTTTTTGAGTTGGCGAAAGCAGCTCGTAATTTGCATCCTTATTTACATCTACCATCCATGCACCTTTCGCACTTTCTATATAATTAACAGGAAGTTGTAATATTTGCGACAGAGCTTCCTTAGAAAATTCGGCTGATAACGGTACGAACTCCCAATACTGTTTTTTCTGATATATAGGATTTCCGCACTTCTTTAATTCTTCAAAATAATTCACACGAAGAGAGGCGGGTGTCATGACTATTACTTTTTTCGATTGCATAATACCTTCAGCAAATGCCACCGTAGACGCCGCGCGAATATAACTTTCAGATATTGCGATTGACGAACATGTTTTGCCAGAACCAAGTCCATGATATAAAAGTAACCCACGATACGGTGTATAAACATTTAAGTAATCTAAAATTATTTTCTGATGCGTCAACAAAGAAAACGATTTAGAGCTCTGTAGCGAACCATCTTTGTTTTTCGTAACAACTCCTTTCGTTTTTTTATCACATTCTACAGAGGTGCCTGCATTCATTACCTCTTTCCTGTAATCTGCAAATAAAGAATTCACAAATGTAGTGAAAAATTGGCGATTATTCATGTAATAAGCTGGCTTTTTGATGAGAACAACATCTTTTTGTTTGGGAAGTCGTTGTCTAATTTCTTCACCTACGTCATATGTGGCTATTTCCGTAATAGCTGGTTGCGAAACATCTATACGCTTCTTCCTTCCCCTCTTTTTTGCAGGTATGGCATCTAGGTCTTCTATATTTATTGATTCTACATCTATATCCTCGTCATCATCTTTTAGAGACAGTTTTGGCACATTTTGATGAATTCCTTTCATTTCATTAATCTCTCTCATGAATAATTCTTCGTCAAAATCATTGGTTTCCTTGCTTTTATCATAAATAATAAAGTCGGGGTTTCGCTCAAGTAATGTTGACAAATCTACTTCTTGAAGTTCATCTGTGCTTTCAGACGTAGGTTTGATTTCTACGGTAATATTCTGTTTTTTTCTTGGAATAGGTTTCACTTTTAATGCTTCAAGTGTAGATTCCATTATATTTTTGTTATATTTTATTTTAGGTTGTTTACTTTTATTATATAAAATTGTAATATTTAATATATAAAAAAAATACAATTAATAGATTATAATGGACCCGTCCGAATTGGAAATGCTTGATAAAGAAAATAAACTATCTATATCCATTTTTATACTGAAAACTACCTTTCTATTTTTATATCAATTTAGCGAATTTTGTGTCGATAATTATATTCTATTTTAATATTTGTAAGACTTTCTCGCACGCAATTTGTTCGGCCTTTCGCTTAATTCTATGAAATCCATCTGCTAAGTGGACTAAAATCTTTCCATCAGTTCCTACATGTTCATGAATAGCACTAAATGTTCCCACACTTGAAAATTTAATAGCGCGATCTGGGGATGTTTCATGAATTTGCTGTCCTATGCACAAAAACACACCCATAAAATATCCGTCTTCCTCGTCATGTGGTAGTTCTATATAGTGAGGAGTTACTTTGAATTCTTTTTGAATCTTTACTTGCAATATATTTTTGAAATTGTCATCTTCATCGATAAGTCTCCAATCAACGTGTTTTTCAAAAACTTTTTCGATAAATATTTGCGCCACTTGAAATCCAGGCCCTGTGACAAATACATTATCAAACCAACAATCTTCATCCTTCACCTGAATTTTGTTGAACTCTAAGAACAATGCTCCAAGGAATGCCTCAAAGAGACAACCCAATTTTTTGATGTTTGTTCGTGTATTTTTTTCTTCAGCATGCCTGGATACCACAAACCACTTATGTAGTCCCATTTCATATGCGATGCGTCCAATATGCTCATTTTTCACGATAGCAATCTTCTTTTCCGTCATGAAGCCCTCGTTTTCTTTTGGATATGTGCGATATAAATAATACTTTGTTACTAATTCCAGTACACCGTCCCCTAGGAACTCAAGACGTTCATTCGACTTGGTACTCAAGGGAAGACAATTGTACGGTTTTTCGACGACAACAATATTTTCTTTCTCGTTTTCTAAAAAGGGTTTCTTCACGTAAGACTTGTGAACAAATGCGCGTTTATATAATTTATCATTAAATACATTTCCAGGAACTCCATATTGTTTTAACAAATGCTGAATTTCTGGAGTGGTAATCTCCTTATTGATAGGATTGTATGGATTGAATACAAGCTTATCACCGATCTTCTGGACATCTTCATCAAGTTTGCTCATTGATTATGATATACATAAAATATCTATATCATAATCAATTTTATTATAAATTTATATTGTTATACAATATAGCATGATGTTTGATTTGTATGGTGCATATTCGTTTTACCAAAATGGAATAAAATACACAACCATTCCAAAGGGTGTATCTTTATTTAGAGGAGACAACAACACTTACGACAAGTACAACTCGAATACGTTACTGAAGAGTGAAAACAACTACAAGTACTTTGGATTGACACAAGAAGAAGTAGAAGAATATGGAGTGAAGTTTCAATTTGTCACAACTAGAGATTTACAATTAGTTCGCTTAGATGACGATATGACACGTAAACAACTTTACAAAACGTCTCCAACAATGATTCAACGTATAATCAAGAGGAATTTTGGATATAATGAAGGAAATATTCGATATTCTGATCCTTCCTCTGATGACAAAATGTCAGAGCATATTTGTTCTCATTTTGATGGTTATATTACAGACAACATGTCGACTGATGCCGGCGGAACATTTCATAGAGAAATAATGATTTGTGATCCTGTGAGTAATGTAAATTACGTTAAACAATTATCTATACCTGCTGACGCAGAAAAGATGCGTGATGATTATAAACTTAAATTGTATGAAATAGAACAAGTAAAAAATAGGAAGAAAAGAGGTCCAAGAAGGCAGGATGATTCAGATATGGTCATGGGGACAACATTGTCGTTTCATGTTCCTCAAAGTCCTCCTCGAACCCCACCTAGAACCCCAACAAACACTTCTAGATCGCTAGCATTTGAGACACCAGGAGGAGGTAAAAAACTGAAAAAAATAACAAAGAAACGCAAAAATAATAACAAAAAAAACACGCGTACATACAAAAAGAGAGGCAACACAAAGCGTAAATCATCTAGAAGAAAAAGGATATAAATAAGAAATAATTAGTAGATTAATGAAAATAATAATCGACGTACGTGAGCATGCGTTGATACAAGAAATAGAAAAGGATGCACAATTCCCATTTCCTGTTGAGAAGCAGCAATTAGAGTTGGGTGATATTATCATTTGTGATGAAGAATCAAACCCCATACTATTAATCGAAAGAAAAACTCCTTCAGATCTTGTAAGCAGTATAAAGGATGGACGCTATGCTGAACAGTCTACACGGCTTCAAGCTCATGAATTACACAATCATAATATTATGTATCTTATTGAAGGCAATGCCTACTTTCATAAAGATATAAATATGTTGATATCTGCAATGTATTCTCTCTACTTTTATAAAGGGTTCTCTGTTTGGCAGTCATTGAATATCAAAACAACAAAACAGTTAATAGAACGGATCACAAAAAAAATGGAAAAGGAGAAAACCAAGCCTGCCTTCTATGACGGACCCTGTAACAGTAACAATCAAGTAGAGTATGTAAATTGTATTAAAACAACAAAAAAGGATAATATAACAGAAGAAAACATCCATCAAATTATGCTTGCGCAAATACCCAGCGTGAGTATTTCGTTATCCAAAATCATTTTGGAGAAATATGGAACTATTTTTAATTTGAAAGCAGTGCTCGATGAAGACGCGACTTGCTTGAATAGTCTCGTGCAAGTTACATCTACTGGAAAGACGCGCAAAATCAGTAGTCTAGCCATCAATAACATTTTACGCTATTTTTCATAATTGCGAATACATGACATGTTTTCAGGTGCTATGATTTGTGTGTTGTTTAGATCATTCAAACATATATGAACAAGCTCGAAATAATCCCAGGAGAACAAGTACATAAACGCATAAATAGACTCATCTTCTTGAAATTTTATTTTAGCGAATTTAATTAGATCTACGAAAGATTCGTTACGAGAGTATTCGCTATGAATGGACCGAATACCATCAATAATTACGTCATGATCATATTGGTCGACACCAAATACAAGGCAGATTTGTTCTCTATATATATCGTCTTCGTCACTTTTTTTGTAGTCTATTACCGCTCTGTAATTGTACATATCGTATACATTCCATATTAATTTTTAAATGATTATACGCGAATAAACTTTGGTTCGGATTTTTATATATACATAGTATAAATGAATTGTTGTAAAAATGATATTATTGACCCAAAGATAAAAACGAATACGGATTGCTGTAACAAACCCGAGAATGAAGTTAAAAAAACGCGTCATCATACTTCTATGTCAAAAACATATTATACACGGTTAGAGGACAAACGTAGACAGGTTGATTGCGATAATCTTTGTAATGTGCAACCTACGTATAACACAACAAGTCGCATCGATAGAATCAAATATCAAAAATACATTAAATAGAAAAAAAATAAGTTAAGGACATTACGTATATGGTAGTAATTGAAAATGGGAAACATTTTTGAGATATGCAACAGTGTCTGTATATATGGAAGATCCGTTGAACCCGTTAAACCAAGTGATCAATACATTGTCATTAATGATATGGATGATACAAATAAAAAGGCTATGAAAGTATGGACAGAAGATGGTATCGATGCTGTATTGAAACATATGTTGAACGATGACGATGGAAAGCCGAGGGATTATTCGCAAATGAGAATGATGTATGGTTAAAAGAATGAAGAATTATTTCATTATTAAAATATTCACTTATAATAATGAGATCGATACCTTTGAAATATGTACCTGAAACATTAAGTAAAGCAGACACAAAAAAACAGCACAAAGAAATAAATAAATCTCGCAAATTGTACAAAAATAAGAAATATCACACACGTAAAAAAGTTACATCATTCAAGAATAAGAGATCTAAACATATTGTTAACGCCGAAAGAATATATAAGACCAAAAATATTGTTCCATCCAAAGAATTAGCCAAAAAAACAGGTTGTTCGATATCTGCGCTCAATCATATAGTAAAGAAAGGTCAAGGAGCTTATTTTTCGTCAGGATCCAGACCCAATCAAACAGGCCATTCTTGGGCATATGCAAGATTGGGTAGTTCTATAACCGGAGGTAAATCCGCAGCAATTGATTTTCATATACTTGAAAAAGGGTGTAAAAAATCATCCAAGGCCTTGAAATTAGCGAAAAAGTCTAGAAAACTGCATAAATATGGAACTAGAAAAGTGCGTAAATTTAAAGGGGGTATGAAATTGGGTAAAACAATGAGATATATGGCAACTGCAAAACGGAATAAAAATAGGCTTCCTTTAGCCCCTCAAAAACCACCTACCATGACACAAAATAGATGGACGAGCCATGTAAAACTTGCAAAGGAATTGGAAGGTAAACGAGGAATACCTACAAACGTATTAACTGACGACGACAAAGAGAAAATTCATACGAAAGCAAAAGAGTTAGCCGAAAGAGACATTGCAAGAAGATCTGATATGGACAAAAAAGTATCCGACTTAATTACAAAAATCAAGGTGAAACAAATTGAGAAGGCCCTTCCTCATGTACCAAAATCAAAAATTTGATTTATTTTATATCTACAGTATATACAAATACATGGAGACCATAAACAAGTACTTAACAAAATGTGAACTATATCAGGATATAGTTGTAAACGGTGAAGTAGTTAAGAAAGGAAAAAGAAGTTGCGATGATCGTTATGAATACATCAAAAGTTTAATAACGATACAAGAAAGACCATTTACAGTTCTTGATATAGGTGCAAATTTTGGTTATTACTCAATTCGATTAGCTCAAGATTTTCCCAATTCGTATGTAGTAATGGTACAACATGGAATTGAAGCTCAAGTACTGAGAGAAATAATAGAGCTCAACACTTCCATTAATGACAGGTTATGCCTTCTTAATGTGACTGCTACAGCCAAAAATATGTCATCTTTATCTCTTTGTGAACATTTCGACTATATCATGTGTAACAACGTATTGCATCATATGAGCGATTACAAACAGGTTTACCAGAGTCTGAAAAATATGTGTAAGTATTTAATTATCGAGACACCTCCTGTTGAAGATAAAAAGTCTATAGGTCAAAATAAACTAAAACATATATATGATATGGTAAACAAAGAATGTACACATAAGAGTGAAAGGTCATTCATACGTCACACTGATAAATCCACAGTGTCCTATTTTTATTTTTTTTCGTTTTCTAAAGAAGTTACCAAGTCAATTGCCTACTACGATGGCAAAAACTTAGGCAAGAAATATCGACATAGAATATCTGATGAAAAAAGAATATTCGAGAAAACGGAACGAGGAGGAGAATTTTCCATACAGTCGTATATACATGGAATTAACTTAAAATCATTTGTAGTGATGAATGGAATATATCCTACTATCAAACGGATCACAGAAATGATACAACCCGAAAGGTTGAAAACAGTATATACTTTCGATAATAGTTTACGCGATATAAACTATTGGAATTTTATTTTGAATGAAAACTTGCATTTAATTGATATCACATGTAAGGATCATGGCGACAATATACCAAATGATAAGGAACAATTTGATAACGTTGTAAAATTTTTATTGAGTTTAGAATACAAACAAATAAAATCATAATCCCATTTTTCT